CGGGGCGGTCATAGTAAGGGCTTGAGTCATCGGCAAAGTTTAGGTAACCGCTAAAGGTCCCTGAAAAGTTTTGACCGCTCGTACTTGCAGCAAAAATGTTTGACCCGGACAGGTTGACTGATAATTGCCCGGCAGCGTAAGGCATAACCAACTTACCGAACCGCTCCGAGTTGAAGAACTCCGATGTGTACCGATACCCTGCCTGTGCGAAAATGAGGTCCACCATCTTCTTGACGTAGATGCTTGGAGTCATCTTCCAATAAGGGACCGCAAACCATCCCTGCGTTGTAGCGTCCGTATAGCCGTAGTTGTCAACCAAGCCGTAAACGTAACCGCTCGCACCGCTTGCCGTCCAAGTCGCAGAAACATGGGCCGAGGTCAGCGTGTGGTTCATTCCGCTGACCCCAACCGTTGTCGCAAGGAGGTTGCCCTCAATGGACTTGAACAGGCTTACGTCGTCCGAGAATAGGCCCACTTCGTAGGTTACCTCGCCCCGAATCTTGGACATGGAAATCAGTTGCAGCACCCCGCTGAACACTTGGACCCCATCCTCCCACATCGCTGCACGAATCTTCTTGTTCGGTTGGAATCCGCCCACAAAAGACTGGATGTTGTAGGCATGACCAAAGCAGTCCCGATTTGTTGTCGTATTAGGCAACGTGATTGTCTTGGAGAAAGACCCTCTCCGCTTGGTTATGTCGGCAATGTCCTCCACCGAAAAGGTCAGGGCGATGTCGATTTCGCCCATAGTATCGAGGATGTAGGGAACCTCTGCGTTTGATTCGTTGAGAGGGTAGGCGATGAGGGTTACGCTCATAAAATGTTGTTCTTGTAAGCGACTGCAACCTCGACCTGCAACTGAGTCAGGCGGTCGTTCCTGCGAGTCGTGAATTGGTAAGTATTGGCGTTGACAATGGCTTCAACGAGTTGCCCATCCAGTTCAAGCCATACCTGCCCGGAGCGAACCATCTCAATCAGCCACTCGGATTCTGCATCCGTGAGCCAGTCCGAGTTGAGAGCGTAAACGTAGTCGAACTCCCCAGCCCAGACTTTGTCGTAGGTCGTGGTCGCATAAACGTCCGAGTTATAGCCGAACGTCTGCCGGGTAATGTTGGCCCTCTTGCGGTTCTTCAATGTGAAGACATACGCATCAAGCCCGCCCCACTTGTTTTGAAAGTGAACCGGGATGGAGTTGAATCGCTCGCATAGCCCCTTCGTATAGGTGTACTCTTGCCCGAAGTTGTCGTAGTTGTCCTCGTATAGTTCGTTGAATCGTTCCTCCAAGCAGAATGAACTTTCGGCTGGGTCGGCTCCATCCGCATCGCAGCGTTGGTTGAAGTCGTTCCAAGCGGAGTCCCCAAAGGCAATGGTGTAGTATTCGCCTTCATTGGACGGGAACAGGTACTCACCGCTGAACCCGTCGCTGGCTTGACCCGAAGTCAATGCCCGGATATTGGACGGCCCTGCACCGAAGCGGACGACTTGCTGCACCGCTGGTTGGCCGTTGTTGACCGTGTAAACCCGTGTAAGCGTACCCCCTGCCGTGTAATAGCGAATGAGGGCTTTGTCAAAGTTGGCCGTCGTGGTTCCCTTCCCTTGAGCGAGCCACCTCGCCTCGGTATTGGAGTGCCACACGAATCGGGTCGGGGTGGTCAAAGCCAAACTACCCAAAAGCGTCCCCGAAGGGAATCGAGTCGCAGAATTGTAGGACTGGAACTCTAACTGCTCCAAGTTCCCCGCAAAGGCCATGACCCCGCTGACGGTGGTAACCGTTCCCGTCTGCACGGCTGGGGTGTTGCCGTATTCGTCAAAGAAATCTAAGCGGTATCCCGCATAATAACCCGAATGATTGCTGAATGCGGTCTGCGTCAGCGATGGCTTAGTCGGTGCAATTAAGGTTTCAACGACCTTGGCAACATCAAAGAACCCGAAGTTGGTGGTGGGCAGTTTGTCGCACTTGAGCCGGGCGTATGTACTCCCTGCATTGTCTTTGACATCGCAAACAAATCGGTAATTAGGCTGGGCTATTTGGTCGCTGCTGACCTTGAAAAGCATCTTGTTGTAAACGGGTGTAGCCACTTGGGGCGACCCGGAAAGGACGGTTACTGCCATTTTATAGTTTGGTTGCTACGCTTATGGATTTGCCAAGGGTTTCAGCGATGGTGTTCACCAAAACGTCTATCATTTCGGGGGATAGGGCGTTGCTCATGAACTTAGTTCCCTCGACACCTCGCTCACGGATAGCAAAGGCCATTGTCCTGCCAAGGACTAAACCCTGCTCCTGCTTGGTTCTCATCCGCTTGAGTTTGCGTGAATAGGTTGGGGTTACTGCAATCTCCTTATTTGCAATCCAATCCGCTATTGCTTGGGGCGGTGGAATCTTGTTTTCGTACCTAAACTTTGAGTCCCTTGCGGATATGTAACTTGATGTCCTTCCATGAACCCCTTGGTCCACGTACTTCCAATAGGGGTTAGCCATGATAGCCACCACGATTTGCTTTGCGGATAGTTCGATGTCTTCGGGGGCGATAGATGCCGATAGCGTTCCCCCTGCGTTGGCGTTGGCTGCTTCGAGGTTCTTCTTCGCAAGTTCAATGACCCGTTCAATCCACTTGACCAGCACGTCATGGGTTGGCGACTTGCCTCCACCTTTGGGGCCGACGACTGAACCAATCCCCTCTAAAGCGGTTTGGTCGATGCCCTTCATCGAACCGCTGCCGAACTTGTTTACGGGCTTGCCATTGGCGAGGATGGTTGTTTCCATGTGGGTAAATGTCCCCCGTGCCGGATAGTGTCTATCTGCGCCTTGCTCGCTCCGCTTCCATCCGTTCCGCTTCCAAGATGTCGTGAATCAGGAGCGCATAATTGAGAAACTCCACCGCCTTCATTGCGAAGATGGCATCGAATTTGAGAACGTCCTTATTCGCCATCCTCCACACGACCATGAGCCAGCCGTACCCTGCGAGAGGGCTTACGTCAACTCCCCTGCCGTCTTCATTAGGTGCTTGGAATAGTCGCTCAAAACTTTCAAGTAGGGTTCGGAACTTAGCAAAAAAAAACTGACAACGCCCCAAACGTCGCCCACCTTGGCGTGCTTCTTCATCAGTTCGGCTCGCTCGGCATGGGCAGCCCCGTCGTACTTTTTCGGGAAGAATCCGAATAGACCGCCCTCCCTGCACAGGGTCGCCATGATGCGGTGCAGGTTTTGAAGCAGTTGTTTTTCGTCCGTCGTGTTTGCGTCCATTAACTCTATCAACTGCCCAGCGGTCAACTCGTCCGTGAACACCGTTGGAATCCACCACTTGCCCCCGGCTTTGAACTTTCGCTTGTAACCCAAGGCGGGCAATGCGTTCCACTCGCTGATAATGGCCTTGTAACGCTTTAGGACACTCTTGGCGGGCATTTCTCGAACGATTGATATATCGACCCCCTCAACGATTGCAACGACTCCTGCACGCTTGTCGTAATCTCCCAGCACGCTGGAGAACTCAATGGCTCCGATGCGTTGGAACTGGTCGATGGTGAGGTCTTGGAGTTTCATAGTTTCAAGAAGGTTTTGTAGGACGATGCCGACGATGCCGATGCAAGGTACTGGCTGAACTCCTTATCAGCCTTGCGTTCTTTCTCCGAGTAATACCATGGAATGTGCCTCGCTGACTCAAGCAACGAAACCCCACCGATAAAATACTCCTGACGATTGTAAACGGCAAAGGTCGTGTCGATAGGAACATCAACCCTTGCTGCCATGATGACCCTTGAGTTACGCTGACGAGTCGCTTCGTAGTTGTTCACGTGGGTGTAGTACGACGACCTTGGAGGCACATCATCCCATCGGAGCGACAGGCCGACCTTGCCTGCTTGGGGGAATTGTTGCAACCACTCCAAGCACATGGGAATCGTCCGCTTGCTGGTCTTGTAAAGGTCAAGGTCCGGGTCTGTAACCGCATAGAACGGCTCTCCCAGTTGTTGCACCAATCCCGAAGTCCATGGGGCTTGATGGCCCAAGTTCTCGCCAAGCATTACGACCTTGCAGGGGGTGGTGGCGTACCACTCCAGCAATGGCTCGTAGGTTGAACCGTTGTCCACGATGTAGATGTCCCCAATCCCCTCCCACTTGGTCAAGTCCCTGACCATCGCTTTGGGCCACGTCAACAGGTTGCGGTTGTTGATGATGACGGGGATGCCCATGGTTCAATAGGGCTTGACAATAAACCAAGAATCGCTTTGTGGTTCTTCGCTTGGGGTGAAAGGTTTACCGAACTCTGCAAGGGCTTGGGCTACCCCCGAAAGGGAACGGTCATGTCCGCATAGCAAACCACCCGGCTTAACCTTCGCCCAATAATTTGTGATGTCGTGCAAGGCCCATTTGTAGGAATGGTCCCCGTCGATGTAAATGAAGTCGAAGGATTCATCAGCAAGGAACTCCAAGGCTTTGTCCGAGTAGTCCTTAATGATGTCAACCCGGTCAACGTATGGCTTCAATCGCTCAAATGCAATGTATTCATGGCCTTTCATTGTGTTTCCATCAATGAAACCCCACCAATCTTGATAACCCTCGAACGGGTCAATAGCCGTTAGGTGTAGGTTCGGGAACTTGTCAAGAAGCCTCTCGGAATTGTGGGCTTCCCATACGCCTATCTCGATTCCCTTGATAGGTCGGTCGGTTGGGATGTGTTGGTACATGGTTAGAAGGTTATGATGAATTTTTCAGGTGAAGGCCATCCGGGATTGGTGTCGTGGACCTTGGTGTCGGGTTTCTTGCCAATCCAATGTTCGGCCTGCCAGCGTTGCTTGCGTTCCGGCTCACCCAGTTCCTTGATGTGGGACGACTTGGCCCACCAATAAGTACCGCCAAAGTACGGGTAGCCGTCGGGGTTGTTGTGGTCCGCCATGTGAGGGAACTGCTCCTTGGTAATCCAATGGCATCCCACCGCATCCACCCCTTCGAGCAGTTGCAGGCAGCGTTCCCAAGCCACGACGTTGAAGAAAGTCATAGACCTGTTCCAAAGTTGGTTGATGAGGGACGGGTCGCTTGCCCCCTTCGTGTGGGCGTACAGGTACACGGCTTCTTCTTCCTGCGAGGCCCGGTACATCTCGGTAAGCGTCGCCTGCTCCCAAGCATTGGTCCGGGTTACTACGACCTTGACCTTGTCGGCAACCATCGAGTTCTCCAGCACCTCCTTGACCGCTTTGCGTTGTTCGGGTGGACCGACGATGCCTACACGAATCTCATCCAAGACCCCGATAAGGCCGTAGTTGCAAACCGCCATCATGTGCTGGTTGAGGATTAACTGCCAATTCCCTCCGCAGTAGATGTGGTAGTAGTGAACGACTTTCATAAGGTCCAAAGGAGGGTTAGAAGGGTGAGGATGAAGAAAACGGCTGCAAGCGTCTTCCCGATTTCGATGAGCAGGTCAAGGATGCGTTCCGTGTTCATAGGGCAAAGTTAAACAACAACATACTTCCCAGAGTTACTGACCCTTAACTTGTTGAGGGCCACGTATCGCATCGCATCGCAGGCGTGGTTGAAGGAGTCAATCGGGACCCCCGTGTTCTTGCCTTCCTTGTCGGTCGCCCAAGTGTAGGATCTTAATTCTTTGATGAGGTTGGTCGAGTCCTTGGTTACCTGCAACTTGTAGCGTTTCAGGATGTCGATGCCGTTCCGAACCGAATCGGGACCCTTCTCCGCTGGTTTGATGTTGAAACCTAACCGATAGATTTCCTCGATGCTCTTGGGTTCGGCTGAATCCGCCACTATCTCCCAAGCCCTTGTGATGCCCAGCGACCGAAGTTTATCTGCGATGTCTTGATTGGTCAGGCCCGTGGAGTAGAGCAGTTCCTGAATCAGCAGGCAGTCCCCTTGGCGGTAGATAGCGACCAATGCCGTAGGGTCGTTGCTAAAGCCCCAGTCAAGCCCTAAGGCGACGAATTTCGCTCGGCTGACATCTATACCCTCCACAACCTCGAAGTCCTCGTATATCGCACCCTGTAGCGTCCCGACTTGACCGAGGCCGTAGACCTTCCACCAGTTCGCCCAGTAGGCAGAGGTTTCGGCTTTGGTGCGGTTCAGTTCGATGTCCCGCTTGATGGTATCAGGCAGGGCCTCGTTGTCGTTGTAGGTAAGGATTATCAGTTCTGCATCTTGTTCGGGCAAGACCTCCGTATGCGCCCAAAACTCATGCGTCGGGTTGAAGTCGATGTAGATGGCCTCGCTGGTACGGATGGCAAGTTGATAGTAGGATTCAAAGTCGATGTTGTTCGCCTCGTTGATGTAGACGACCTGCCTCCTTGCCCCTCGGAGCCGTGCCTCGGAATCAGCCGAAAAAAACTCGATGATTGAACCGTTGGCGAAGTGATAGGTGAGAAGGGTCTTGTTCCATCGGTCTGCGACCCATCGGCCCGTCCATTGCATGACCTTGGCGAAGTCTTTGATTGCACCCCTCCGTAGGTGGGGGATGGATTCGGACACTACCGAAATCTCGGTCTTGTTCTTGGCTGCGATGTCTATGAGGACCGCAAGGATAGCGAGGGTCTTGCCTGCACTTGTTCCGCCTTGGATGACCTTCTTCCGGGCCGTCATCCGACGGATTCGGCTGATAGCGGTCGTGTACTTAAAGTCCATCCCCAAACAGGGGTTGCTCAATGTGGACCGTGTTCTCCTGCTTGTCAACCAAGCCAAGCAGACGAGAGGCGATGTTGGCCGAGTAAACCCCGGCACTTGAACCCTCCAGCATATCCTTGTCGCAGGTCAGCCTTATGCGTGTAATGATTGGGGAGAATGTCTTGTGCAGGTCCGTAGTCCCCTTCCTGTAATCCGAAAGGTCATAGCAAACCCCGTTCTCTGCAAGCCATCCTTCAAAGCCCCGAAAGGTAATCGGACGCTCTTTGTCACGGTAAACCATGTTCCCATCCTTGCCGACATAGTCCTGCACCCGGTAAGGGTTGGCCTTGTTCTCGGCTCGGTATTGCTCAAACGCAGCCCATAGTTCTTCGGGGGTATTCCAAATTGGGGGTCGGCCTGCCATCAGTATTCGATTTTGTCGATTAGGTCGCTAATCTTGTTTACGATTTTCATTTTTACTTCGTACTGGTTCGGGGCATTGGACTCATCCACCGCTCCGATGCAGTCGCAGAGGGTCGTTATCACCATCATAAGCGAGTCCATCCGAGCCTGCACCTGTGCCTCGTCATCCTTCGCCTTCGAGTTCGCCAAGTTCTCGGAGTTTATTTCTTGACCATGAGAGAGCCGACTTGCCACCCCAAAGGAGATAACTGATGTAACCGCAGTCCGAGGTATCGTCTGCGTTGTCGTAGTAGGTTTCGGCCCTTGACAGGTAGGAGTGCATCCGCTTGATGGTTTCCACCGAGATGGCTTCCCCATTCGCTAACTGCTGCGCCCTAACCTTGCCTGTTTGGGTAGCACACTTGTTGCCGTTCCTTTCGTTGAGTTCTATCCCTCGCTTGGCATTCGACCGAATCTCTTGGCCGTAGTCGGAGTAAGACTCGAACTGCTGCCTCTTGTGATTCTCCCACGTTGAGCCACAAACCGCCAATCGTTGAGCCGTATCGGGGAACTCCGTGTTGACGTTGTTGTTGGACATACAACGACCAATGAAGCCTTCTCTTGACTCGTTATTGTTCGGGATTGGCAGGGGCATTCAGGGAGTGGTTTATGGTGTTTTGGTTGACTTCGAGGAACAAGTCCGCTTGCAGGTAAATGTATTGAAGAGCCGATTTTACGCAGTCAGCGCACCACCAATTCGTGGGCGGTCGTCCATGAGCGGTCAGGATGGCTTGCAGTTCACCAACGGCATCGGGTGGCAGTCGCATGGTTAGGGATGCCACATATTGGTCCCAGTACTTCCTGTGCTTTTGGGCCACGATGAACTGGTCGTTGGTCATTTGAAGGTCCATTCCCGGATAATTATTGCGGTGGCAGAAGATGCGAGGCCGAGGATAGGAGCCAAGTACCATTGGCAGGTCGGTAGGGTCAGGGCAAAGCCAAGCCAAAACCCGAAGCAGGTCATGCACGAAAACGGCTTCCGCTTGGCGAATGGCAGAGCGTAGAACCATTGGGGCAGGACCCGGAACTCCACGACCGCAAGGGTCGCTAAAGCACTAATCAGGATGGGATAGACCAGTATATCCATTGGACTCGATTGCGGTTTTGATTTTAGCCTTGGCCTGTTCTATGGAGTAGATTATTGACCTGTACGGGATGCCCGTTTCTCGGCTCATAGCCTTCATGTTGCCCGTTTGCATGAGCAGGTTGAGCAGTTCCTTGTCGTAAGGGAAGGCCCCATCCTTGGCCCACGAATCCATCTCTTGCTGGGCAATAGCCCAAAGGTCGTCGAGCAGCGTGTCGTAGTCCTTGCCTTCTTCTTGGGTTTCGGGGTCAACCTCGACCCTCTCGTCGTGATGGCGGTACTTCTTGGCGAATTGATTATTGTTGCCCCGGTACAGGTTCATGATCAGCCGAACGATGTAGAAGCGCAGGTAGCCTTGGACCTGCATCTTGGTAATCTTGTCGGGGTCTTTCTCCAGTAGGATCAGGACGACCTCTTGTTCGAGGTCCTTCCAAAGCGGATTGCCCCCCGTAATGGTGAGGCAAGCCTTGCGGATTTCTCCGCTTCGATAAAGGTCAAGGATGGTAGCCTCTGCGTTCACTAACGCAAAGATGGAGGGGGTTCTCGCTAATGTTGCAAAAAATCCCGTGTCCTGTTAAGAACCTGTGTACGCAGAAACTTGATGTCGGGCCTTGCTCTCATGTTTTTGGCAAGGATTTCGAGGTTGTGCATCACGGTTGCGTGGTTCCTTTTAATGATTCGCCCGATTTGGCAGTAGGTGTACAGGTACTCCGAATAGGCGATGTCGGCAAAGATGCTGCGAGCAAGGACCAGTTCTTGGGTCTTGACTTCGCTCAAGATGTCATCGGGGCTGACTCCGACGACCTCTGCGGTGTAGCCGAGTATAGTTCGTGAGATTAGGTCCATGGTTAAAGCATTGATTCGATTAAGTTTATTCTCTCTCCTATCCACCGCATGACTGGTACGGCCATTGAGTTACCGCAAGCCTTGTACCTTGGCCCATCGGGGCATTGGTCGGCTTCCTTGTTGCGGTATGGAATCTTTGTCCAGTCGTCCGGGAATCCCTGCAAGCGTTCACATTCCTTGGGGGTCAGCCTTCGTATAGCCATTGAACGCAACACGGCTATCGGCTGGGCAATCTGCTGATCCTGCATTGTGCTAATCGTAAAGGCTTGATCTTCTTGACCGAGATATCCTTTCCCTCCACCTTCGCAACCACCACGAACCTTGAAGGCTATCGGTTGGAGATTTACTACGTGAAAGAATGCCTCTGCATTCATTATCATTTGATTATTTACTTGTTTTGCAAGTTTGCATCCAATAGTTGGGCAGACATTTGGGATGCCTGTTGTTCCAACGCTTCCTTGAGCATCGGAGGCAACTTCTTCCCTCTTTTTTCGGCTCGGTTTAGGATTCCCTTGCAGGCTTTCGGACTCAAATAGAACCGCTGCGGCAACTCTCCAGTCTCCAAGGTATCCGACAACAAACACTCTTCTGCGTCTTTGGGCCACTCCGAAGTATTGAGCGTCAAGAACTCGGTAGGCGAACCCATAGCCGAGTTCCCCCAACGCCCCAAGGAAGGTTCCAAAATCTTTTCCTCCGTTGGACGACAATACACCGGGGACATTTTCCCACACGACCCACTTGGGACGGAATTTATCAGCGATTGAAAGAAAGGTAAGCATGAGGTTCCCTCGTGGGTCATCAAGACCTTTGCGAAGTCCGGCAACGGAGAAGGATTGGCATGGGGTTCCGCCCACGAGAAGGTCAATTGGTCGCTCATCTGCGATTGGGTTTTGGTTGATTCTTGTCATGTCGCCAAGGTTTGGGACATGGGGAAAACGATACTTTAGGACTTCGGAGGGAAACTGCTCAATTTCGGAGAACCATTGCGGCTCCCATCCAAGGTCGTGCCAAGCGACTGAAGCTGCCTCAATGCCTGAACAAACGGATCCGTATTTCATTAGAACGGGTTAGGGGGTAGAGGCATCCAATGGCTCACTTCAATTAGGAACCAAGTTTGATGCTCGTAGTACCAACGGCCGTCCCCAAGCCATGCGAGCGCTTGATTCATGTCGGTCGTGAATATCAGGACAGGCTCGTAAGGTGTCGGCATCCTGTCCAAGCATTTTACCCATTCCATCGTCAGGCGTTTTTGGCTTGGAGGATACGACCGAGCAGGGTCCAGTTGACGGACCAAGCCTTGATGGTTTCGCTTTTGTCGGGGCGGTTGCAGTTGACGCATTCCTTGCGGATGTGCAGTTGCCAGCGTCGGAAATCGATTGGTGTGGTTTTCATGGGGTTGGGGTTTGATTATCCGTTGGAAACAGATTTGGATTTTTTTTGCAGATGTTTACGTTCTCAAAACTAAGCATCGATGTATGGAATGAATCGCAAAATTCGCACTTATAGTACCCCTTATGGTACTCTATCCACTTGTGCGAGTCGTACTTAATTTGCGCCCAATACATTCTTTCTTGTTGTTCGGGAGTGAGGATTATTTCATCTTCTTTAATTGGTATATTCATCGGTTTGGGGTTTGGTTGGTAAGTTTATAGGCTGACGCTGGGGGACTTTCGGTAAGACCAGAGGCTGACGATTTGTATTGGGCGAACTTCACAAATAAGCGAGTTAGCGGAAATACCTTTTGTGCATCTCAAAGCATCCACAGTTAATACAAGCGTGTAATTCCTGTTCAATCTCATCTTTACTCACAGAACTTGTAAGATTAGGAGAATTACACTCATTACATACCCATTCAAAATCTCGTTTAGGTACGCCTGTGCGATATATGTCTTTTGGGTCGGATTGGTGGTCAGGTAGTTTCATAGGTTTAAGGTTTGAAATAGTTTGTACGCACCACACGTATCGGTCAGGGTCTTGACTTGCGGTCCAAATCCGTTGGAGCGGGATAAAACATACTCGCAGGCATCACCCTTGGCCCGGACCTCAATCACCTTCCAAGGGCGGTCGTTGGTGCAAGCGGTCAGCAGGAGCAGCAGGAGTAGTCGGGCCATGGAACAAATCTACACAACTATTCCACACTTGCGACCTAACAGGTAGGGTTTTCTTCCAATTCTCTTACGAAGGCTTTGAGAATCTTAATCAAGCCATCCCTTTCGTCGTCGCCTCGGAAAACGATTTCAATCTTTTTTACTGGCTCAACCCTTGATGTGTCATCGTTCACATAGCATTCCATTGATGTTGACGCCATATCTTGAAAGGTCATAGCCACATATCCTCCGTGTCCTGCGTCGCCTCCTTGAAAGCCAGTATGCTCAAGCGTTGCGTTAATGATGCAAAGGCCGTTGTGTTCTAAAATTAATTTTCTCATGTTTTGGGGGTTTATTTGTTTGGTTTAATTGGTTGTAATTACTTTTTGAAAATCCTCTACACTTCGGATAACCTCGTATCGGTAGCCTGCCTCTTGGACGACTCCCTGCCACCACTTCTGCGACAGGGACTGCTTGCCCTTATTGGCTTTGAACTCCAAGAAGATAGCCCCTTTGTCCGATAGATAGGTCATGTCGGCCACTCCAGCGGTCAGTCCGATGCCTTTGAGAAAATGACCGTTCGTTCGGCTTCGGGGGTTGTTGAGGTTCAAGAACAACCGCCCGTCTTCGTGAGGCTTTAGGAGTTTGAACAACTTGACGCAGGCTGCTTGCAGGGTGTATTCGGGGGTCATAGCGGATATTCGTTTGCTTTGGTGTAGGGCAGTTGACATTGGACTTGGGCGATTCCAAGGCTTCCGTTCCGGTTCTTTCGGAAGATGACTTCCATGAGGTCTTGCTCTGCGTTCTTGTCGTGTTCGTAAGGACGATAAACGAAGGCGATTTTATCAGCATCGAACTCCAGTTGCCCGGTTTCCCGTAGGTCGGACATGATAGGACGATGGTCGGCCCTGCCTTCCGTTGCCCTTGAAAGCGAAGAAACCACGACCCCGAATACCTTTTGCCGTTTGCAGATTGCTTTGAGTTGCTTGGAGATGTTGGTCATCTGCTCAATCTTGGGCTTGGGCTTATCAATCTTGGCAGGTTCTACGAGTTGCAAGTAGTCAAGATAAAAGCCAACGATTCCGAACTTGGCCTTGAGTTTTGCTATCTCCCCCTCAATTCGGTCGAGGTTGGCTTGATGCAGATCCACAATGTAGAGAGGCTTGCCTTTGAGTTGATCAGCCTTTTGGGCCAAGGTTAGGTACTGCTCGGTGCTGATACGCTCGTCGGGTTTGAGGAATGCTGCCCCGTCCATCGTTCCGAGGTTCGAGAGCATTCGTTGGGTCAGTTGGTCTGCACTCATTTCCATCGTAAAGAATACTACGGGAATATCAGCCATGGCTTGGTTCATCGCTATTTGGAGGGCAAGAAGGGTTTTTCCCATCGCTGGCCTACCACCCACGAGGATGAACTCGGAGGGCTTGAACCCCGTGCAGATGTTGTCGAGCGGTCGGATAAAGGTCGGATAGATTTGGTCCCTGCGTCTGCCTTCTCGCACCTCGTTCATGTTGGCGAGGAAGTCCTTGGCGAGTTCATGGGCTGACGATTCGGAGGCGTTGGATTCAACGGCTTGGATGGATTGGTATCGTTGGAAGGCTTTGGGGATGTCCCTATCGTGTGCGAGTTCTTCCATGATCCTCGCCTCTTCCCTCTCTTTCCAAAGGTCGTGCAGGTCGGATGCGTAGGTTTTCCAGTTGCTGACAAGGCCCGCTTCGGGGTCGATGCCTTCGAGTAGGACATGGGCTTGGCCTTGGTCTGCAAGGTATTTGTAGACGGTTACGACATCGACCTCTCGCTCTGCTTTGTGGAGGGATTCGATAGCCCGGTACAGGAGGACGTTGTTGCCCGTGAATAGGCGTTCCGGGATTTGGGTTAGTAGGACGGTTCGGTTCACGAACTTGTCCATTAGGCAGCCGAGCAGTTTGCGTTCAGCGGACAACTGGTAAGGGTTCATCATCGGAGGTTAGGTTTGAGTATGCGAAGTTAGGGGTACGTTGGATGGCTTGGTCCTCCCATCGTTTGCCGTTGAGGTAGGTGGCCGCATGAGGGACAAACTGCACGGGTGTTTGAGAGTATAGCCTTGAGATGTTGTTCATGGCTTCCTGTTGGTCTGCATTGGACAACTTTGCAAAGGACTTTGACGCTGCCTGCTTCCCGGTCTTGCGTGGATAGATAGCCCAGAATTGGTCAAAGATTGCACAAGTGTTCTTTATCTCTTCTTTGTTTGTTATCTCTTCTTCTCTTATCTTATCTAATCTTATCTTATCTGCTTCCGTTTGCTTAGCACTTGCTTGGTTTTGCTTAGCACTTGCTTCCGTTTGCTTAGCAATTGCTTGGCCCTTTACTTCGCCTCCTTTACGGCCTGCCTCCCTCCTTCTTTCGCTTAACCTGTTAAGGCCCTCCATCTGCAAATCAAGGAAGTCGATGCGGATTTCTTCGCCTTCGGTCTTGATTATTTCGGACTCAATCAATTTTTGAAGGAGGTCTTTGCCTATCTCAAGGCTTGCTTGATGGGCGGTAAACTGCCCATGCTTGACCCAGTAGAGTTGACAAATGTGGATGAAGGCCCCTTGGACTTCAAAGGATTTGCGACTGATTCGACCTGCGAGCCAATCGCTTGGGGAGTGTTTGTACCAACTATTTTCCATGGTAAAAAAAAAGCCCCCAACTGATTCCGGCAGTTGAGGGCAGGGTTAAGTGGAGGAACCCTTTATCTAACACCTGCTTGGCCGGAATTCAAGCGGATGCGTTTAATTGTAAATGTAGTACGCCTGCAAAGTTACACTAAAACGGCATATCTCCGTCTTGGGGTGCAAAATTTCCACCGCTGGTCTGCTGCTGGATCGGCTCTACTTTACCGCTGATAAACCGCTTGCCGTTCGATTCCTTGACCCACCCGGAGAGGCGCATCTTGGTTCCATCGGGGAGAACCACGTCGCCCCGGTAATCGGGACGCTTAGGGTTATCGCCCTTATCATTGACGAACAGGGTGAAGGTGTTGGGTTGGGGGGTGTAACTCATGGTTTTTGGTTTTGGTTAGGGGATTAGTTGATATTTGCGTCCGTTGTGTTCGATGACTTCGGGGGGGCGGTTGTCTTTAATAATTCCATCTGAATCTTCATAGTAGATTATATTGGCTTGTGAATCTCGTATAAACTTGGCCCAAAATCCGTTTGTCAATTCAATATATATTGGTGCTCCATTCTTATCTCGAATGTAAAGGCCGCCATTGGTCTTAAAGTCCCAGTTCAGCCATTGGCCGAATGTTTGTCCGTCTTTCATGGTTCTTGGTTTTTGGTTTTGATTGAGTAAGTGCAAAGGGTTCTCTCTACGACCTCTCCTGAGGCCCGTAAATCCCTTATGATTCGGTAGGTGGCCCCTTTGCTTGTTCCAAGAATATCTTGCAACTGAGAGGCTCTTAGAGGCTTCTGCGATAATAACCGCAAAGCCTTGATGGTGTTGATTACTTGTTTCATCGGAAAGATACGGCTATGGACGCTTTCGTGGCCTTGGCGGTGCATACTGGAACCTGCTCGCCCGTTGATTCGTCAAAGATAGCGGTCTTCCCTGCTTGCCGAAAGGCTATCTTCAGTAGTTCCTCCCTCGCTTTGAGTTGGGCCTTGATGTCTGCGTAGATAGGGTCCTCGTCGTAGTTAGGCGTGAGGCTCCCTTCCTTGAGGGTAATCTCCGCTCCGAAGGCTTGGAAGGTCTTGCCGTGCTTGCTGGCTTCGTCTGCTACGGTCTGCTCGGTGGCCTTGATGGTGGCTTCCAAAGCCTTGACGATGGCCTTTAGTTTGATGTGGGCCTCCACCGGGTTGACCTCGCCATCATTGATTCGGTCGGTCAGTTGCTGGGCTATTTGGACGATTTCTGCCTTGCAGATGTCGCTCTTGGGAATGGTAATGAGTGTAGGATAGGTCATGGCTTGGATTTAAAAGCGTCAAAGATTCGGTTGCAATACAACCCGTAAGGGTTGCCGATGGCATTCGATAGGTCGATGCACTCGCTTAAGGTTAGTTGGATGGGCAGGGTTTTCTCGGTCAAGGCTTTGACCAAGTCAAGGCCAATGGTCGGGTACTGCTCTTTGAACTCAAGGAGTTTCTTGTACTCTGCTGCGTTCATTTGTTCAAGTAGGTTCATGGTCTTGCAAGTTGGTTTTGGATGAATTGGATGCCTTTCTCGAATCGTGCAGGGGTCATGTGATCGATGTCCTTCATAAACTTCGCCTGTTGCTCCTTTGGTAGTTTGTCAAGCAAGGCAAGGAAGTCGGCCTTGAGGGTTGCGGTGGTCAGTTCGTCGTAGGAAGGGACCAGTCCGAGTTTGTCGTTGAGGTCCAGCAAATTGGCGTTGGCAGGCTTGGGGACCGCTCCGTGCTTGCCCTTGTACACATCAATCCCAATCCCAATCCATGAGGCGATTTTGGTGATGGCATCGGTGGTCGCTCCTTTGGCTGCATCACCGGGGTCGGAGTTGGTGGAGGATGCGATGCACTCGTAGTAGATTGCGTATTCAGGAACCGTGAAGATGGTCTTGGCGACTGCGGTGTACTCGATGCGTTCACGGCCTGCATTGGTGGTCGTGTGGACCGTTGTGATGGGACTGGACAGGTCGGTCTTAACAACCCAAGTACCTACACCAAATACTTGGTTCAGTCGCTCGGTTACGAAGATCCCTTTGATAGTTGAGAGGCCAGCCATGCGAGGATGGGCTGCAATGGCTTCGGGTGGTAGAGGCTCGGCAATCTTGGCGAGTTGCTCCGGGGTTAGAGTTTTCATGGTTTTGAGGTTTAGTTGGTGATGAGTGCGAAGATGAATCTGCCGAAGAAGGCGATGCCGGTCATGGTTGCCAGCAGGATGTAGCCCGTTACGAGGGCTGCTTTGAGTGCGGCTTTGGTTTCGTGGTTCATGGCTCAAAGAGTTACGAAGTAGGTGGAGTTGACGATTTCGTCATTAGTATTGAATTCAATGACTTCGGAGTATTCTTGCCATTCTTGAGCCTCTGCACCAAATTCGTGCGTGTGCTCGCAGTCCATAAAGGCTGATTGGAAGGTTGGCTCAATGGCTCCATGTGAACTTGTGAATCCGTAG